AGCGCCCCCGGCTCGCGCACCACTTCCTGCGGCTGCACGTGCTCGCCCGCGTGCACGATACCGGCCGGCTGGTACTTGCTGCCGGGGCCGGTGTAGCCGCCGTAGGCGAAGCCGTCTACCGGCTCCGCAGCGCTTGCGGCGCCAGCCAATGTGACCGGTACTGTCAGGCGCTTGCGGAACTCATCTGCCAGTGCTTTTACCGTCTGCGCAGTTGCCTCAGCGGACTCCTGGTCCAAGGCAAGTTCAACATCCACTGGCGGCAAATTGGTGAAGCTGTTCTCTCCATCTTGCCGGATGCCAGCCGGCAGGATATCCACCGGCACAGGTGGCAGGTTGGTGAAGCTATTTTCGCCGTCCTGCCGAATCCCTGCCGGAGTGATATCTACCGGAACAGGAGGAAGATTCGTGAAGCTGTTCGGACCGTCCTGCCTGATACCTTTCGCAACGATATCAGCATCAACCACTGGTAAGTTCGTAAAGCTGTTAGGGCCATCCTTACGAATGCTAGTTGGTTTTATCTGCGCCTCAATAACCGGAGGTTCGCCAGGTACACTCTGCACCGCCACCGGCTGCACGGTGACGGGTAGCGGCTTCGCCCCTCCGGGAGTCGGAGCCAGCATCGGAGCATGCCAGCCGCTCGCTGCCCCAGAATCAGTTGAGAGCACCCGAGCGTCAATCTTCACGGACTTTCCGATCATGTCGGCCCAGCGCTGCATTTTTCCCGTGGCAGCAGCTAGCGCCTCGTCATCGATACTGGGCGTGATCTTGAAGTTCTTGAGTTCCTCGAACTCCTTTTTGAACTCGCGAACCTTATCGATCTCAACTTGGCGCGCCTTCTCTGCCTTCTCGACGGCCAGCCGATCAGCCTGCTGTTCAATCGCCTGCAGGCTCTTGATGAACCCCTCAAACCCGTAGGTGTTCTCACCAGCCTCAGCGAGGTCCATCAGCATTTCCAGCGCTGCCTGGGCGTTCTTCTTCGCGCGATCGATGTCACCGCTCTGCAGCGCTTGATTTGCCGCATACTGCAGGCGCTGTGCATTGCCGTAACTGGCAGGCCCGGTGGCACCTGAGCGCAACTTATCGAACGCATCCCTGTAACGCTTTTCGGTATCGAGCTGCGCTTTCTTTGCCGCCTCCAGCCTGGAGTTCGCCTTGTTCTGAGCGGAGACCTGGTCTTTAAGCGCTGTTTCGAAGGACTTGGTCAGATCGCCTTGGATGGCGTTGAATTCGCCAGCGTAGTTACGCATCTCAGCGAGGCGAGTTTCTTCAATTTCACGCAGCTTATCGGCGGCACCCTCTTGTACCGCGACAATTTCGTTTGCTTCTTCTTTGGCCTTGGGGAAGCCAAACAGCAAGAACGAATAGGCAGTACTCTGGACATCCGAATTGCCGAGCAGCTTGAACACTTCCCCAAATCGGTCCATCCACTTGGGTGCCTTTGACGAAGATGCCTTATCCAGGGCGCCTGACAGCAGATCCAGTTGTTGCACGGCCAGCTTCGAAACCCCGAGCAAGCCGTCGAGCGAAGCTATCGCCCTATCCATTGAGTCTGAGAATGTCCCCTGAGCATCGCTGACCGTGGAGCGCATGGCATCGGCGAGCGACAATAGAGCATCGGTCTGGCTCGACAGTGCGCCAACCACTTTCTCAGTAGTCAGCTCACCAGCATTGGCCATGCGAATGAGCTCGGCGCGCGTGATGCCAAGCCCCTTTGTTAGCGCATCCGTTAGAGCTGGCGAGTTCTGCAAAATGGCATTGAACGCCTCGCCTCGAATAACCCCCGTTTGCAGCCCTTTGGTGAACTGATTGATTACCGCCTCGGCGCGCTGCCCTTTTACGCTGTTGGCAACCAAGCCGGCAGAGAGTGCGCCGACCATGTCGGCAGTTGCCGCGGCAGAGAAACCCATCTCTCGCAGAGGGCCAACTGCGCCGAGAAAAAGCTCAGACGTTGGCGCTATATGGATACGAACCCGCTTCGATATTTCCTCCAGTCGCGCCTGGGATGCTTCGTACTCCGCCTGGACCGGTAGAGCGTTGCGCATGCGATCCTCGAGCTCCCCTACAGCATCGGCAGCTGAGAAATAGCCAGTTGCGAGGCGCTGGGCGGTATAAGCAGCAGCCATAACGCCGGCGAAGCGGGCCGCAATGGCCGTCATTCCGTCGCTACCCCCCGCTCCCTGCTGCGTGGAGAGTTCTGCAATCTGCTTTTTCGTTTGCGCCAGGCTGGCCTGATAGCGAATTTCTGCAGAGACGCGCTCGCTGGCGGACAGGACGCCGGCCTGCTGCAGGCGGGCATAGTCGGAGCGAAGAGTAACCAACTGCTCCCGCAACTGGCGCAACCGCGTTACGCCAAAGGTCTCCATGGCGTTGCGTATGCCGGCGTCTGCTTGACCTTTGCCGATGGCAGCGGCCGTGGCTGCTTGAAGGCGCTGCTGCTCGGTTGCGAGGTTGCGCGTGTCTACCCCTGCCGCTTTCAGCTCGGCGCGCTGCTCGCGCACCTTCGCCTTCTGGCGATCGAACTCCAGAGTGGCGCGAGCAAGGGTCCGCTGAGCCTGGCCATACGCTCGATCCAGTTCTTTCACAGGCTGACCGGCCTGTTCAATGGCACGCTTCAGCTCATCGACTCGCGAGCGCGCCTGAAAATAGGCGCCGCTGGCGGCCTTCGCCCTCTCCTGAGTCTGCTGTAGCGCGTCGATCTGACGGAGAGGCTTTTCCAGAGCCTTCACCAAGTCGGCGTATTCTTTCCGGAAGCCGCGCACACCCGCCGTGGCGCTGTCGGTATCAGCCGTCAGCCTCAGCTCAACATCAGTCATCAGGTGTCACCCTTTCAGGCAGCGCACAAACAGGCGCCAGGGGTAGTGGATTGCGTTGTGGTGGCCAAGCCGGCCGAGTATCGAGAGGCAGGATTCAAGGTCGCTCAGCGCGCGCTCTGGGCTTTGGCCAGCCGGCCCAGAGCGGCAAAAAAATCCGGGTTGAGCTCCTTCGCCTTCGCGAGGATCTTGCGCAGCTCCGTTCCGGTCAGCTCGCTCAACTGCTCTCGGTTGAGGTTGGCCAAGATCGAAAAGTCTGTGAGTCGGCATTCCTCGAACAGCTGCACGTCCAGTTGATAATGCGCAAGCGCTTCCGCATCGGTATCGTCGCCCGGCCAGGGGTCGGCCATCATCACTTGGCGCATCTGGCCGACCGTAAGTTCGGACACCACCACGTCGCGGGCGGAATCGCCCTTTCCAACAGTTACAACGCTCTTTATTGCAGACTCGGTCATACTTTTCTCCGGGTAAGAAAAACCCGCCGAAGCGGGTTTTGATTGCTGTCATGCTTTACAAGAATTTTCCAAGACCGCCAAGCATCCCAAGCGCAATAAAGAACATAACAAACAGAATTATTAGAGCCGGGATCGAGGCAAGGGCCCACTTAACCATAAACCAGACCATCGAATTGAAGCTCATCTGCACATCTATCACGACCACAGGCTGCGCGCCCGGATACTTCTTGAGTGCATGCTGCACATCATAAGCGCCACCAACCGCTATAGCTGGCGGGCTTGGCTTGGGACCTGCGGGAACCTGCTCCTTCCTCAGCCATGCAGCTTTAGCGTAATAAACCCCGCACTCTGGACAGCGAGTAGGATCTGGCTGCGTTCCGGCGAGCGGTATGTGATTGCACTCTGGACACTGCATCTGGTTTCCCCCTCCATGTGATATGGCCGGGAATGTACCAAAAACGCCAGCATCACCGCACCGAGAGGACGAATTGGCTGAACGTCCAGTGACATTCCAGAGCGATGGAGTAGTAGCCTTTTGCTTCCGATACTTACCAAGGAGTGGTCATGACAACCCCGCCTTCCAACACCATCGCCACGCTGACCATTTGCTACGAGAGCAGCTCCGGTGTGCTGACCCAGCGCGGTGTTTCTGTCACCGAGTTCGACGACCATGAAATGGTCGGGTTCTGCCATCTGCGCAACAGATACAGGACATTCCTTTATGAGCGCGTCACCTCATGCGTCAACGTGCAGACGGGAGAGGTCGTCAACGATATCTATTCACACATTAGGGATGCCTACAGGGAGTCCCCTATCTATGTCGTCGACAGGCTTTATCGCGAACAGTACGAGGCACTGCAAATTCTCGTTTACGTCAGCAAGGCAGACGGAAGGCTTATGGCTCCCGAGCGAAAAGTCCTTCGAGCCGCCTGTCGCGTTCTCGCTAACAACCCAGCGATATCAGACGAGCTGGCCGACCAACTAATCAAGGACGTAAAGGTCCACAGCGAGCGAGCGTTCAAGGTTGCCGTGGGTCGCGTGGCAAAACAGGGAAACGCGAACACCATGCGGCGTCTGATGATCGCCTGCCAAACAATGGTCAATACCCAGCGCTCCGTGACGCTGGCCGAACAAGAAGCGCTTGACTACCTGGCCAAACGATTCGCAAGCGGGAAGTAGCCCTCCTTCGCCAGCACCAAAGCCCAGCACTAGGCTGGGAAGCAATCAATTCTTGAACAGGTCTGATACGTCTTTAGCAGCCTGAGCGCTAAGCGGAAGCAGGGACTCACCTTTGCTGTCAGATCCACCGTTGTGATGGAAATACCGAAGCAAGGCGATCATGAGGATTGTCGGGATGGATGCTAGCGCAAGAATGATCGGAACATCCGCTACACCATGAGGCTTGAAACTGACGACGATATACCAAAGCCCTACGACTATCCGACCGTTACCTAAGAAGATGAACCCTACGAGCAGAACGTAGAATCCAATAACGAGGCAGAGAGCCAAGCGCGCCAAGCGCCTTTCCCACTCGTGCTTCCAAATCTGCCGCTCAATGTATCGGCCAAATGCGCTTGGGTCGATCTGACTTTCGCCATCCGCCAGTCCGTTGGCTTCATCACTCATATGATTCCGATATTCCTCAAGCGGTACTCCATGGCCGCCGTAGAAACACCAAACACAGACGCAAGACTTTTCAGATTGGTGATTTTCTCTTCGAAGATCATGTGGCGAACCAGGTCAGCAGGCATCAGCAAGGCCGCGGCAAAGCGGTTTGCAGCAACTTCTCTCGGGTCACGAACGCCGGCACTCATCTGGCGATCAGTGTCCCGTGGCGCGTCGACATCACCGTTAACGTGATGGCCAATCTCATGGGCGATGGTGAAGCGACGCCGAACCTCGGACTCGCGGGGATTGAATGTGATGACCGGGCTACCTTCGCGATACCGGTAATGCCCGCTTTCGCGTGCATCCGGGCCGGATTCCTGCACTTCGATTCCCATCTTTTGCGCGATCAGCTTGGGGTCAACAGGTAGCTTGAAATCCCAATACTTTTTGAGGACGTCAAACGCTGCGTTCTGAGACATGCGCCCTCCTGATTAACGGGTCATGCAAAAACCCGAGGCCAGACGGCGTTCGGGTAGGAGTTTAGGTCCGTTAATTATGTACGCACCTTTGACCGTCCCGTCAATCAATTGCTCAATGCATCGCATAGCGTTTGCTAGAAGCTTGTCTGCGAGCACATCACGAAAAATTCCGCGCCGAACGAAGCCCAGCACAGCGCTGGGCTCCCGAGGCTAGATCACGCCGCCACCGGCAGTTCCTTCTTGATACGGAAGTACTTCGACTTGCCCGCGCCGACCTTCGACGGATCGCTGATAACCTTGCAGGTGGATTCGGCGCCCATGAAGTCGTCGACGTTGAGCCAGTCCTGGGAGCTGGCCGGGTTGAGGCGGCATTTCCAGAACCGGGCCTCGATGCGCTTCTTGGTGCCGGCAGCGTTCTCGCCCTCGAACAGCAGTTCCAGCTCCAGGCCGGAGTTGGTCAGCGCTTCGACGACGTCGACCGCGGCGGACTTGTAGTCGACCGAAACCCTGTAGGGCGTCCCTTCCGGGGCGGCAAGGATGGCAGCTTCCAGCGCGCCACCCGCGACGACCTCGATGCCGGAGCCGGTCATCACCCAGTCGTCGAACTCTTCGAAGACTTCCGTGCCGGGTGCGCCGTCGACCACGTTGGTCACGCCGTCGATCTCCAGCGGCATGTTGTCGAGGGCAATGGTGCCGTCAACAGCGGCGACGTGCTGCTCATCGGTGTGCGTGGCGGCCGGTACGGTGGAGACGTCACCCCAGAGAATGCCAGCCAGGATCGCCGTGAAGAATTCGCGGAAGTTGATCGCCAGACCGACCGAGGTGATGCGGTCCACCGAGTCGTACTCGCCACCCTGCGGGGTGGTGGTGTCGCTCAGGGTCAGGTTGTTGGTTTCGATGGTGGTCTGGATGCTGGAGACCAGGCCGCACTTCTGGAACGGCAAGCCGCTGCCGGCGACGCGCATCTTCAGGTGGCCGCCGATAACGAATGTTTCTTTCAGGACTGCCATGGATCAGACCTCCTTGGGGCCGGCGACGATGCCGCGAGCGATGAGGGTTTCGCGCTGTGCAGGGGTGACCTTGATCTTGTCGCCCTTCTGGAACTCTTTGCGCTTGTGGGTATGAGCCTGTTCGAGCTTGACCTCGACCAGTTCGGCAGCTTTTTTCGGGGTAGCCGAATCCCCTGCCTTGGCGGCAGTCGCGTTGTGCGTCATGGGTTATGTCCTTTCGATGATGGTGTGCAGGTGCACCGGGATCAGCACGCTGGCGGCGCGCTCGCCGTTGCCTGGCGGAAATTGCTCGGGCGCGCCGACGGTGATGCCTTTGATGCCTCTGGGTAGCCAGCGGGGAAACTGACCCTCTGTCGGCATCAGCGCCAGCAGCAGGTCATGCTCCAGCTCGTCCAGGGCGTCTTCGTAATCGTCCAGGCCAACATCGACCGCGCCGATAATGTAGAAGCCGTTGAACTTGAGCAGCGCCGCCGGGCCGGGCTTGGGCGCCAGGTCCTTGCCCTTCTGCAGACAGATGAGCGGGAAGCTGACGTCATCGGTCTTGAGCACTTCGTTGAACCAGCCAGTGCGCACGTTGGTGCCCGCGTTGGTTGCGTAACCGTTGGCCACGATGACCGTACCCAGGCGCTGCACCAGGGCCTTGCGGCCCAGGGTAATGGGGTTGCGGTTCATTTCATCTCCATGCAGGCGGCGGTGATGACGTGCCCGTCGTTGCTGAGCACAACCTCGACGGCGTAGCGCTTGCAACCGACGATGAACAGGTCCCCGCGGTCCACGTCTGGGACTTGCTCACATCTGCATGAGATACCGAGAGCGTCGGTGGCGTGCAGACCTTGCGGGCCCATTTGCTGCAGGTTGTGGTCAATGATCAGTTGCACATCGCTCCGGGGCCGGCAGCCAGGGCGGCGATGTTCGCCAACGGCGGTGGACAGCGCGTCGAACAACGCGCTGTCCATGTCATCGACCAGTTGGCTGAACTCACTCATTGCTTGGTGAGCTTGATGATGGCTCGCGGCAAGGTCACCAGGCTGAGGGGGTTGCTCTGCGCCTCGAGGTCGACGCCTTTGTTGTGACGCAGCAGCTCCTGGCTGGCGTAGTACGGCAGGCCCTCGGTGTTGACCGTTTCGATGTAGTTCGCAGGGGCGAAGCGGGTGATGAACATGCCATCGACCCCGATGGGGATCAGGTAGGCGACGTCCGGGTCGATGAAGGTGATGTCGCCGACCTTGCCATAGAACTCTTCCCAGGCGACACCGCCGTAGCTGAAACCGGGCCAGCCCCCTTCGCGCAGGAATTGGCCGTCGTTCCAACGGTCGTAGGCCTTCAGGACGCTGTCGTGCTGGACGAAGGCGTCGAACCAGTTGCGGCCGGCCAGGCCGAGCCAGCCGGCGATGATGCCGCTACCGCCGACGACGTCCTCGGCCTTGCGCTTGGCGGAGTTGATGGCGCCGAGCAGTTTGGTTTCCTGGGCGGTGAGGTTGAACTGTTGCGCCTGCTCCTGAATACCGAACTTGGCGTGCAGGTCGAGCAGCAGGCGGGTGCCGTTGGCGTCGTACACCTTGCCCGTGATCGCGCCCACGCGCTGGTAGCGGATGGTGGCGTCGAGGCGCTTGCGCATCTTGGCCAGGCGCTTCTCAACCCGGGCCTGCACGGTTTCCAGTTCGGACTCGCTGCCGAAAGCGCGAATGCCCTGGACTTCATCGGCCATGATGGTGGCGCGAGTCGGCAGGTGGATGGTGCTGAAGGGAATGAGGTCGCGCGGATCGCCCGAGGTGGGGTCGGCCGGTGCGCCGCGGTCAGCGGCCGGCACCAGAGTCAGCGTGTCGTGTTCGCGCTCGATGAAGACCGAGGTGGTGGTGATGCCTTCTTCTTCGAAGAGGGAGTCCAGGCGGGTGGGCTGGGCCTGGCCTTCCTGGGGCTGGTTGATGGTTGCGGTGAGGCCGGTAACGCTGAAGGCGTCATCGTTGAAAATGTCGAGCGATGCCATTTTGTTCGTCTCCAGAAACGAGAAAACCGCCAGCGGCGGTTCGGGATGTCATGGTGAACCGCCGTGGCGGCAGAGCGTTATGCGGGGCGGATGATGATGCCCTGGGCGATCAACGCGGCTTCGGCGGTTTCATCGAGGCCAACCAGCAGGTTGCGGTCCACTTCGGCATCGCGAACGATGGCGGCGGCCAGCTGAACGTCTTCACTCGCAGGCTTGTTGTTGTAGAGGATGGCCAGTGCCGGGGCTTCGGCTGGGTTCTCCGGGTCCGGCTCGACAGGCTCGTAGGGTGCATAGCCTGCGCCGGACAGCGCAACGATGGTGCCCGCGGAAATCGCCACCGCTGTGGCAAGCAGGTTGATCTGGGCGCGGGAGCGTTCGCCGGAGGCTTCACTCAGCAGGAAGTCGGCGCTACGGGCGCCTTGGGTAACGATGCTCATTGCTTGGCTCCTTTCCGGGCTGCCCAGATGGACGAGGTAGAGATTTTGGGGGCCTTGTCGCCGCCAGGCGGCGTGCTGGCCTTGGCTTTAGTGGCATCGCTCTTGATGGCCTGCAGGGTAATGCCGCGATCCTGCGCAGCCTTGTAGAGCGAGAGGCCGGCCGCTTCTACGGTGAGGCCGTCATCGATGGCGGCCTGCACTTCGGCCTCGAAGCCCTTCTGGGCCAGGGCGTGGATACCGGCGATGCGATCGCGCTCGGTCTTGGCGCCCTCGGTACGGGCGGCGGCTTTGATGGCCTCGACGTCGGGCTGATTGGCTTCGGCGATCTCGATGGTCTGCGGGTCAGTGCCGGCAGCCAGGGCCGCCTGCAGCTCCGCGGTGGTGCTGACTTTCATGCTTCTGTTCCTTGGGTTGGTTGAGGCCGGCTTGGCCAGTTCGGCGATTACCCCTTCGAGGGAGCCGATTCGATGTGCAAGGCCAGCCTCAACGGCGGCGGCCCCTACGCGCAGCCCGCCATGGTCACCCATGCCAGGTACTTGCTCTGCTGTTACGCCCAGGTTGCGGGCCACCTTGCTGACAAAGACCTCTTCGAGCGCATCGATGGTCTCTGCGACTTTGGCGCGGCCCTCTTCGGTGCTGACATCGGGGCGCTTGTTCGGCGCGTTGCGGCTGACGATCTGGTAACGCTTGCGGCCATTGGCGGATTCGCCATCGACCACTGCTTCCACCACTACGCCGACGCTTCCGGCGATGCCGGTTTCGTCGATGACGATTTCGTGCGCGGCGGACGCGAGCCAGTACGCGCCGGAGGCGCCGCTACCTCCGATGTAGGCGACGATGCGCTTCTGGCTACGGCCGGCGTGGATCACTTCGGCCAGTTCGTTGATGCCGCTGGCGACGCCACCCGGGCTATCGATGTTGAGGACGATGGCTCTCACCGCCGGGTTGTCGAGCGCCTCGCGAATGTCGGTAGCCAGCACCTGGGTACTGGTGGCACCGCTGATCTCGGTGAACAGGTTGGCGTAACGGAAGATGGGCCCGATTACCGGTACCACGGCGACGCCGTCCCGTAGCGTGACGGTGCGGCTGTTGTCCAGCCGTCGTCCCAGCTGGGTTTCGAGCGCGACGGGGTCGCCCATGCGCTCGGCGATCGCCAGCAGGTTGTCGAGGCTGTCGGGCAGCATCAGCCAAGGCTGCGCGGCGGCCAACTCGAATGCGCGGGGCATGGCTATTCCTCTTCTTTCGGTTCGGCGGGGGGTTCCGCCTGCTTCGAGTTGGGCAGTTCCAGACCATCGGCGCGGCGCTGCTGAACTTCACGCTTGCGCTGCCGGTAGATCTGCAACCAGGTTTCACCGGTCATTGCGGCGGCTTCGATGGTCTCGTTGCTGAGGCCGGCATCTATCCGCGCCTGAGCAGCCTTGGCTTCCTTGAGTTCGTCGATGGCACCGCGGGCAGGGCCGATCCAGACGGCGCGGGTGTAAGCGCGGCGTCGGGCGGGGTCGAAGTAGCCAGGCAAACGCAGGCGGCCTCTGGCGACGGCTTCGTCAACCAGCAATTCATACGAGGGCTGGCAGAAGTCACAGACCAACCACCAACGCCGGAGGTTGTACATGCGCCATGCCTGCAACATCGCAGCACGCGCCGCGCTGTAGCTGCTGCTGTAGTAGAGCAGTAGCTCTTCTACTGGCATTTCCAGGGCGGCGCCGATCTCCTTGGCCACAGCCATGAAGAAGGGGTCGAACTGCGCGTTGGGCCTGGCCGGGTTGGCTGTGATCGGTTCTTCACCTGGAGCCAGGTCAACGACTGCGCCTTCGCCCAGCTCAACCGGCGGCAGTTCCGGGGAGTGCCCTTCGGGCTGCTCGTTGCCCAGCGCCGCCATTGGCAGGTTGCTCTGGTTGAATTCGCTGCCCTTCTTCAGGAACACCGTGAACATGGCTGAGATGACGGCGGCCATCAGCTCGGCGCTGCTGTAGCGTTCAAGCTTCTGCAGGGGCTCCAGCACGGGCGCAAGATAAGGGGCGCCCCGTTTTTGCCCAGGACGCTCTTTGTCGCACCACACCTGAAGTACCCGGCGCCGGCCCGTCTGCGCTCCGAATACCTCCAGGCGTTCCCAGGTGAGCGGTTTGGCAAGACGCTTGTCGCCGGGGTAGCCACTGCACACCCAGACGGCGATGGGCGCGCCTGTTTGCGTATCGAACTCGATTCCCTCCGACAGGCTAGCCGTGTCCGGCTGCCCGTTGGGGTTGCTGATGCGGTCCGTTTCGAGCAGTTGCAGGCGTGTACTGAACAGCGTGCCGTCGCGCTCGATGTCAGGCGTGGCGACGAACAGGTCACCACCTGTGAGCGCGGACATCAGCGCGATCGCCTGTTGTTGGTAATGGGTGCTGCTGGCCTCGGCGTCGCACTCGCGAGGATCCTCGGCGTAGAGCGTCCATTCCCGCTCAAGCTGTTCGTTGAGTTGTTCTCCCTCCTCCTCGCTGATGCCAAGGGCTTCGTAATCGACCTGCGGTCTGCAGATGAGCCCGGTGCCCACCACGCTGGTTCTGACCCGCACGATGGCGGCGCGGCCCAGCAAGTGGTTGCGCATCGCATCGCGGGAGCGGGCGATCAGGGTGCTGCGCTCGACCTTGCTAAGGTCGCGAGACGGACTGCCAAGATGCGGCACCCAACTGGCCATGCTTCGCAGCATTCGCGAGGCGCCGCGCCAACGCGTTTCGCTGCCGCCGCCCCCGCCTTGTGCCCGAGGCTGGCTCTGCACCAGGTCGAGCGCCGCGCGAACGGCCTTCTCTTCCGGCGTCTTTCGATTGAACCAGGCCATGTCAGATACTCAGGTAGTTGATGCGGTTGCGCCCGCGCCCGGCCTGCCGGGCTTCTTCGGAAGCGACTTCTTTTGCGTACTGCTGCTCGAGCATGCGCAGGGAAGCGAGCTCGGCGCGATTCACCTGCCGATCACCAAAGCGCACGGACTGAGCGCCATTGACGATCTTGCTGATGGCCGCGCGCACTTCGTCGAGCCGGATGCGGGCTTCTGTTTTCGGTTTCATGGGATTCCTCAGCGGACACGGCTTCGCGTTCCGCGCGTTTGTTGGGCACGGCGCGGTACGTTGGCCACGGGCTGGTCGCTGGTGAACAGGGCCGGCTGCATGAGCTGCTGCTCGAGCTGATCCCATTCGCTGTCTCGCAGCAGATGAGTTTTCAGGCTGCGTGCGGCATGCAGGGCGTATACCTCGCAGTCGAGCGCTTCGTTGCGGCGGCCGGCCTTGCGCTGCCATACCATCTTGCTTGGCTGTCTCGGGTGTGGAGCCAGAACTTCGTTGGTGACCTGCTCGTAGTAATCGGCACGGATCTCGCTGTACCAGTGCATACGGCCTGGACCTGCACCCGTAAGCCTGAGCCTGTTGTCGATCAGTGTCTTGGCCTTATGGGTGCCGACGATGTTGACCCGCAGCCCGTACTTCGCAGCCTTGGTGTTGTCCTGGGTGGTATCTACCGAGGTTGGCGGCTTGGAGTAGATCTCCTTCTCGCGACTATCGATGGACGCACCTTTGATCGCCATGATGTTGTAGCGCAGGCGATCACGGACGTAGGTGTAGACGGCGTCACTGGTGTTTCCGTCAGAGCTGTCTACGCTCGCTGCTGAGACTGCCAGGCGAGTGCCTCCGGCACCCGGAATGGATGTAGCCAGCAGGCGATCCAGCTCGCGCCATACGCCATCGCTGGGGTCCTTCGGATTTCCAGCCAATTCTCCCCAGTACAGTCGCCAGGATTCCTCACCACGGCCCCAGCCGACTATCACCACAGCCAGGCGATCGCCTTGCACATCCACGCCTGCAGTGATCAGCAATACGCCGTTCGGGGCGGTCAGTTCCTGATACGGCTCTGCTCGCTTTTCCAGCTCGTCGGTCTTGGGCGCATCGCTCTTGTATTCGTAGCTTTCACCCATGGAGCTGTTGGTGAAGGCGATCATCGGGCCGATGTTGCCGCGCTCGGCGGCATATTCGGCCTGCAGCTTCTTCTCCATCAGCACGGCGAAGCGGGAGCCGTAGAACGTTGCGTAAAGCTCGTTGAGGATGTAGCCGGCAATTCCACGGAACTCAGCGGTCGCCTGCCAGCGGCCGCGCTTTAGGTTGGCGTTCTTCTGGTTGTCATCCCAACTTGAACCACAATGCGGACAGGCGTAGTAGGTCCGCTCGGGGCGCTTGTTACCGTATACCTCGTGCTGGTACTCCGGGTCGTCCGGGCAGTGGAGATTGTCGAAGCTGAGCGCGTGTTCCTCCCCACAATCATGGCAAGGCACAAGGCCTACGCGTTTGTCGGACAGCTCCAGCTCGGCATCGATAGCCGACAGCCCTTTGATCGTGGGCGTACCGCCGATGATGATCTTGGAGCGACGAAAGGTCTTCAGGCGCTCCTTGGCCAGCTTGATGCTGTCACCCTGCCCACGCAGGTTGAGGTTACAGTCATCTGGTTCTTCCACCGCCACGCGAGGCACCGGCGTGGACTTGACGCTGGCCGGACTATTGGAGCCGACCATCTTGAGGAAGCCGCCAGGAAATTTCTTGAAGTCCTGCCGCTGCTGAAGCCTGCGGCTGCGTAAGTCCACTTTGCGGCGAAGGCGCGGAGTGGCTTCTATCATCGGTTCCAGCTTTTCGCCAACGTACTGCTTTACCGATTCGGCCTTGGGAAACAGAACCAGGATGGGCGAAGGGTCGATATCGATCCACTTGCCGATGGCGTTACCCATCACGCCTGATGTCCATGCCACCTGGGCGGACTTGCGACCGACAATCTCGGTCACGCTGGGGTCATCCAGCGCTTCCAGCGGATTGCCAGGCCACGTCAGGTGGGGGGTGACTTCGAAGCGGTACTTGCCGGGGCGGGCCGCTTCTTCGGGCGCCAGCCAGCGATACTTGTCGGCCCACTCGATGATGCTCATGCGAGGCGGCGGGGACCATTTGCGGCTCGCCTGCCGGATGGCTTTACGGGCCGTCTTCTTCAGCATCCTCCGGATCGTCCGATCCGTCATGATCCCCGTCTGACGGGTCATCGTCATCGGGGTCATAGTTGGCCAGCTCTCTCAGAATCGCTTCGATGGGGTCCCGGATCAGTTGGTCATCAATCTCCACGCCATAGCGAGCGGAAAGCTCACTGGCAAGATTCTCCGGAAGGGTGTTCAACAATTCGATCTTGGCTGCCTGGATCATCGCCTCGAAACGCTCAATCAGTTCGGCGGCGATTACGACTTCGCCGAGGTCTTTTGCCAGCGCCATTTCTTCGCGGTCGGCTCTCACCCGATCGAGGCGGTCACGTGCGGATTCTTTTTTGCCGTTCAGCGCCGCTTGCTGCATGAGCCATTCGATCACCTCTTGGGTGTCGTACAGGTTCTCGTTGCCCCGGCCGAGGCCAAACTCCTGAACCGGCATGCCAGCGTTCTGCCAGCGACTCAGTGTTCGCTCATCCCGGCCGACGAGGTCACCCAGCTCTGACTTCGTTACTTGCCGGCCCATACCTAACCCTTTGAAAGACGGACATCTCTGTCCAGGTTTCAGCTAGAGAGAAAACGCGGCTCGAATTACCCGTGTAGGGGTGGGCCGCCAGGAAGGACCCATCGCCCGCCCCCTCATTGCCTACGAGTAGCGAGGGCTCGAGCCAGGGCCTTCTCGAACTCAATCGGCAACGCGTCCTGAGCAACACGCTCGGCCGTTCCGAAGAAGTCGAACAGCTTGCTATAAGCGGGCCGACGAGCGAAAACCAATACCATGCGGATGTTGTTGCGGCTGCCTTTGCCACGGCTAAGCCGCTCGGCAATCCCAATAGCTGTTCGGCCTTTCTTGATCAGGAAGTAGCGCCGATTGCCTTTGCGCATACTGCGGGCGCTATTGGTCGCGTTTGCATCGTAACCTTCCTCGGAGAACAGCCCCGCGCCCGAGAGAATCTTCGTCAGCCTGCCCCGCCCTATGTTGCCGTGAGCGTCGAGCTGCAGCTTGTCGCCGGGCAATACGTACTGGCCGGAGCTCAGCGCGCCCCGGCGATACAACATCTTCTCGGTGCCCTTGTAGTCGCGCGGGCCGCCGTATATCTGAGGTGAGAGATATTCCGCAGCCGCACTCCCGCCGCTACCCGGGTCCTGGTCTTTTAACCAGACCCTGGCCTCCATGCGGGCTTTAGTGGCTGGCTCGATGAACACGCTGTTCAGTGTCCAGCGTGTCGGTCTGTCGAAGACCGAGCTCATCTCCTCGACCAGGGTCGCCTTCACTTCCTTCGCAGTCGCCGTTAGCGACAGCGCTGCAGCAAACGGCAGCTGCTCACGCTCAAGACGATCAAGGGTTTGCAGGCGCTCGCGCATGCCGCTGAACGTCACCTTAATCATCGCCGCCTCGCCTGCCCCAATGCATCGCGCCGCTCATGCTGCCTACGCTCGACGCCATTCCACCCAGCAGGGCGGAAAGCGCCGGCCAGATTGCCGCCGCTTTGCCACACCGACCAAGCGAACACCGCCAACAGCAGCACCAGCGGCCAGGCAGGCGGTGGGATCAGCAGCTTGCCGGTCAGGATGTAGATCACCGCTGCACCGGCGCTGCCCATCACCAGCATAGCCAGGCAGGACACCCCACGGCGAAACCGCGCCGCCCCGCGCCGATAGGTGAACAGCCGCGCGAACAGCACCAGGCAGATCAGGAAAGTCGCCTGGGTCAGCAGAGCACTAGCCATCCGCACCTCCATCATTGCCGAGCGTAGGGGCGCCGCGCCGGCGAATGGCAGCCAGCGCCACCGTCACCACCAGTACCGCCGAGCCGAACGCTGCCGGCCCAGGGTATGCGAACGGGCGAATACCCCAGAACTCCGCTTCAACGATGGCAGGCGAGAACTGGTAGCCCATCACGAACGAAACCATGAAGAACAACAGCCGCTTCCAGATGGGCAGATCGTGGGTCGTGGTCACATACACCAGCGCACCCAGCAGCGCGCCAACAGCCGCGTCTCCATTCACGCCCGCCATGAATCCAGCCAGCCCGACACCTGCCGCACCGGCGACAACAATGCCCGCGGTGCTCGTCGGCTCGCCCATGCCTGCTCTCCAACCGTTGAATGATTCAGAAAAGACAAAGCCCCGCACGATGGCGGGGCTTTGAGGGGTGACCGGCAGGGGGACCGGCCGTTGCCTGACACAGCAAGTAAGGCTCGTTTCGGTCATCGCCTTGGCGCTGCTCTGACCTGTTATGCGCTTTGTACCCCTCGAACCCGGAGGCGTAAACAGCGAATTAACGCCAATGGCTCGCCACGGGCTCTACACGGGGTCTGCACGGGCTCGCCACGGGACGGCGGCGGATTTCTGAAAGCGATTTTTTACGCGACGTACCTCCCGCCGTGCACCCGCTGCATACGCGCCCGGCGCTCCAGCTCAGCCTGCACCAGTTCATGCAGCCGCTGGACCCGTGCGTCATACGTGCTAGTCGAATTGATGCGCACCCGCCGCATCTGCTGCGCAACAGTCGGGATCGGATCCGGCAGGTAGCGCACCATCGCCAGCTTCACCAGCTGCGTCTCCAGGCAGTAAGGCGCCCGCCCCTTGTTGCCAGCCAGGCGCCAAGCCCTGGCCAACTTGCGGTCCTCACGCAGGCCGATCTGCTTGATGCTGCCGATAGCCGCATCCACCTCCTCGGCCACACGATCCACCGCGCCCGCCAGCCCCATCGAGCCGCGGCCAGATGAAGGCACCATCCCGCCGTACTGCATCGCAACCGCCAGCGGCGTCGAACCGCCCTCGCCCGGTGCGCCAAGGCCACGCCGGCAACGCTCGCCCCAGTGCTGCATCAACGCTTCCACTGCCTCGATCATGGCCTCACCTCCCCTGCAAAACGCAACCCAACACAAAAAGCCCAACCCAACACAAACCCAACACAGCCAAAAGCCTTATAAATCAATGCCTTCAAAGCACCTGTGTTGAGTGTGTTGGGTTTGTTGGGTTTTTCAGCCCTCGCATAGAGAAATTTCACGCATCCGATCAAAGCGCCGTACAAAAATATTGCGCATGCGCGCGCGCGTGGCCAAACCCAACACACCCCGCACACCGCCCGCAAAGCCCCGCCACTCGCGGCCTCGGCCTGTGCTGGGTTACGAAAACCAACCCGACACAACCCAACACAACCCAACACACATTCGCGCGCATTCATGCTGCAGCCGCCTTCAGGTGCTCCCACCTGTCCACGTCCCAGCCCGCCAGCCTTGCCTTTCCACGCCACGCCGCCACGTGCTGGCCAAGCGCAGCGGCTGCCAGAGATGGGGGCAGGGAAGAGTCCGGGTCACTGGGAAAGAAAAACGCCCCGAAGCGCCGATTGGCGCCATCCGTCCAGGGGATCGAGCGCGTCTTCTCCACCTCCGCACTGATGAACAGACTGAACTTCGTCTGGCTCATCGCATGCTCACGGTTGCGCTGGCACCACTCCAGAAACATCGCATACAGGTCCGTCGACAGGCACGCGCCCCAAAGCCCCTGGCCAAGGTCACCCGTCTGCCACTGATGCAGGAACGTCTGCCACCCCGCCCTGCTCAAAGCCACCAGCCGCTGCCGCGCCTCGGTGCGCGGCGGGCGCGTGCGCTGGTTGAACTCGCCCAGGTCCAGCGACAGCAACCAGCCATACAGCGCCGCCACCCCATTGCCGGCCAACTCCGCGCCTATGGCCTTCTGCCGCGCCTCCGGCAGCGTCTCCTGTGGCCAGATCACCAGCATCCGCCGATCGCTGTCACTGATCGGCCACGGCAGAATCTCGTTCGAGAGGAACACCGCATTCATATGGTTGGCTTCCTCCCAACCATTGATGAACTTGCTCTCCATCCGCACCGTCTTGCCCGTGATCAGATGCTTGATCTTCCCCACCTGGTTGTAGCGCTGGTCCCGGCTTACAACCTCCTCGAACACAGCCCACAACTTGCGGCTCTGCCACGCGTTGAAGCTCGATTCCAGCTGCGTCTGCCCCACCGTCGCCGCATAAATGCCGAACAACTGGCCGAATGCATCGGCGAACAACAGGCTCTTGCCCGAGCCCTCCATGATCGAGTGGGCCAGCACCGCCGTGTCCATCTTCGCGCCCATGTGCTGCAACGGGTAAGCCAGCCACCTCGTCAGCCAGTCGCGCGCCTGCTCGTCGTGATTGCACAGGAACGAGATCAACCACCGCAGGTTCTCGCACGCCGCATCATCGCGAATCGGCTCCAGCGGCAGCCCCTCGAACGTATTGATGTAAACAGCCGGGTCCTTCGTCATCGCCGGGTCGAACACAATGTGGTCCACATCCACCGTGCGCCGCTCTGCCGAGTTCAGCCACAACGCATACGCATCGCCCAGCGCCATCTTCACCGCGCCCTCCGGGATGCGCCGCTTCTTCTCGCGGTCCCACACATCCTTCGTGCCGTCGATGTACACATAGCGCTCGATCGGCGTCATCCCCAGCGCCGTCGCCTTCTTGCCCGCCATGCGCCGCGCCTGCTCGATCTCGCGCACCGCATCGGCGCCGATCAGCTTCTTCTCCGCGTCATCCATCCAGGCCTTCGCCAGCGGCTTTGTCACCAGGGCCTCGAAGGCGGTCTTCTTCATCACCGTCTTCTTGTCCTGGTCCCAGACGTGCGTCGTACCCTCCACCAGCGCAAAGCGCCGCAGCACCTGCTCACCGGTCAGTCCCGCCCCCTGCCCCCCGGTGTCGGAGGAGCCGGCCGGCGCAGCGGCTTCGGTTTCGGATGGGGTCGGGGAAGGCTCACCAGGGGCCAGAGCAGCCTCCAGCTGCGCCGCCACGGCCTCGAGCCCGGCGCAAGCATGCAAGTCATTCCAGTCCCCGCCCTGCTCGCCCTCAGGCAACAGCGGGAAGGCCGGCACACCGCCCACCTGCCTCGCGGCCGCTTCGGCCTTCGTCCTGCCCGGGTTGCCCGTCACGGTCGGGTCATCATCGCCGGCGATCATCAGCGGCGCGTCTGGGCACTGCGCCCGCAGCACCGCAGCCACCGCCGGCACGTTGCCCGAATCGATCGCCACCGCCACCGGCCAACCCTTGGCCATGTGCACACTGGCCGCCGTCGCATAACCCTCCGCCTCGGCAACGACATCGGCGCCGACGAGCTCGCCCAGCACATGAAAGCAACCGGCCTTGCGCCCGTACTTCGGGAACAGCTTCGTCCCCTGCTCGTTGATCGCCTGCAGGCTCCACAGCTTGCCGGCTGCATCGCGCAGCGGCACCGCAATGGTCCCGGCCTTGAACATCAGAAAGCTGATCGAATCCGGCCGCGGCTTCGGCAGGTTCGCGAAGAATTCCCGCGTCTCGCTGCCCACCCACACATCGCAACGCTGCCGTGCATCGTCGATGGCCAGCACAACGGTGTAATGGAAAAACCCAACACCAAAAGCCCCTACCTGCTTGCGCTCCAGGTAGGGGCTCACGCCTTGCGGCTTGCAATGCTTTTCCCAGATCAACTGGCACGCGCTCGCAACCGCCTCACGCATCACCGCCAGCCGCGCCTCATCCGCCTCGATCTCCGCCTGGCGCACGGCGCGCCGGGCTTCCGCCTCGGCATTCAACCGCCGCTTCTCCTCGGTCGTCATCGGCTCGCGACGAGGCGTCCAGCCGTTATCCTTCGCCAGCTTGATCACCGTACCCATGCCGGTCCCGCGCTTGCGGATGCTCTTCCACACGCTGCGCGCATCGGCGGCCTTATAGCCGTCACCGGTCTGGCTCCAGCCATCCCAGGCATCGAAACCTGCCTCGCCGAACTCGGCCTTCACCCCCATCGCCACCGCCAACCAGGTGTCGCGGTCGTCGGCGTGGATGAAGGTAAGCAGCTCGGCGAGGTCGGTTAGAGTCAGGGGGACTTGTTCAGACATCGCCCGCCTCCCGCTCGATCTGCGTCCAGTGAACGGTACGTAGACTCCTGCGAGTGCGCTTGCCGTTGATCGGCATGACACGCAAATAGCCCGCATCACTGCCATGGCCAATGAATCGAATTTCGACCAGCATCCGGCGCCCCGCTCCATCCACGACAGTTTCTGTCGCTCCCTCCCTGAATACCTGGCGCATTTTTTCGGCCAGCGCCTTGCTCGCCAGGCTGTGCGCCTCCTGAGCATCAGTCAAAGCCTGAAACTCGTGCATCACTCACCCCCTTGTGCGGCCAGGGCGGCTAGCGCATCTGTGATATCGGCTGTGACGCATGAGTAGCACTCGCACCGCTCAAGCATGTCCCGATGATCAAAGTCGTTATTGCCCTGAATGAAGTCCAGCGCCCGTTCCAATGCGGTGACCGCGGCCACCAGCCCGCTCTGCTCCGGCTGCGGGGCGACCTGTGTGGGGTTGATGCCACGATGGTTCCACTCGTTCGGGTGCCAGTATCCGTAATGAGCTCCGCAGCTGCTGTCAGCGCACGCAACTTTCCAACGACGGCTCGGAAAGACGGTGGCCCTCTTCGTTGCTGGCCCAGCAGGACCGCCGCAAAAAGGACAGGGCAGCAATACGATCGTCTTCTCACCCACGACGCACCCCCGCATTCCGCTGGTCCAGCAAATTCTGGCAATCAACGCACGTCCGGCAGCCCGGTGCTGCGTCGCGGCGGGCCTGCGGAATCTCGACGCCGCACTCCTCGCAATGCGTAGCACTCGGCCCGGTCGGCAGCTGCGCGCGGCGCGCCAAGGCCACCTCCAGCAGATACTCGGCCTGCTCGTTGCCGCGGTCGATTACATCAGCCATGGGTCACCTCCCCTTCTGCAACGGCCTCCAGCATTGCCAGCTCCGCGCCGGCCACGATGCCCAGCACCTGGCCGATCACCTGGTTGGCGTGGTAACGCAGCGTCTCCACCTCATGCGGCAACCAGCGGTTATCCGCGGCGCCTTCGTGCAGGCTCTCCACGAACTCCCCCTCAAGGCGCAGCAGCTTGCCCAGCTCCTTCAGCGCCGCGCGCGTGGCCGGTACAGGACGCGGCACATAGGCCACCGCACCGGCCGGGCGCACCAAGGCCGCCAGCAGGCGCGGGTCCCGCGTGGCGGCCACGATCTCCTCCAGGAACTCAGGGTGAATGGGGCGGTTGTTGTTCGGGCTGACGCGCTTGTTCAGCTCGTCCGGGTCCATGCCAATGGTCAGCGCCACCGCATTCTGGCCCCCTGTTGCGTCGCGCGTGGCGCGATACAGCGCCTGGCGGGTGTTCAGCACCGGGCCAGCGCCCGGTAATAGATCCTTGCGGCTCATAGCGTTAATGCCCCCTTAACGCTGTAGCCAACCGCAGGGCTATTGCCCTACAGTTCGCTTACAGCTCGCGACCCTCCCGATACGTGCTGTGTCCTCGGGTCTCGGGTTGAGGCGGTCGGGGTGGTACCCGACTACCGGACCGCAGGAACCAGGGCTGACGCTTTGGTGAGTGAACTGCCCATGGTTCCTGCCTCTACACAAGCCTGCCGCCGTAGCGACAGGCTTTTTTGCTTCTGGGCTGCTTGCCCGGCGCCGGCCCGATGGCGCTGGTGAGGCTCTCGGGCCGGCTCCCGCCGTGATACATGTTGTTGCTGTGCTGTGTCCTGTCGGCGGGCTGTGATTCGTTATGCGCGGCGCTCGCCTTGTCGGCGTTCGTTCTGACGGCGATCCCCATCGCGTCGCTCAACGCGCGGATCCGCCGCAATACCGCCTTCCGCCAGCTCTTGTGCGTAAAGAGCCTCGATTGCCTTTCCAGTGGTGTATCGGATATCCGCGCCATTAAGCGCCCGATGAATCGTCGGCTGGGTGGTTCCCACCGCGTCGGCGATCGAGCCTTGCGAGTAGCCAAGTTCCACCAGTCGCTCAATCATCTTTTTGATTTTCATCGCCTCTATACCTATGCGCATTCGCATTAAACTCGATAATACGCGGACGTATTAAATGAATCAATACACTTGCCTATACGTTTACGAATCGGGCACGGACATGAACATAGGCAAGCGGCTTGCAGCCATGCTGGAGGAGCTCGACTGGTCCGAAGGTGAGCTCAAGCGACGATCTGGCGTGCCGCAGCCCACCATCCATCGGATCATTACCGGCGAGTCTCAGGACCCCCGGCAAGGCAACGTTGAAAAGATCGCCAAGGCGCTTGGAGTAACTGCTCATTGGCTCCGCCATGGCGGCTCGAGGGACCAGAGCGTCAAGGAGGATATTGCGCTCTATGCTTCCAACGTCGAGCCCGGCCCACCGATCACCAGCCCGTATCGCGCCATTAAGATCGTAGGCACAGCACAGATGGGCAACGAAGGCTACTGGTACGCCCTGGACGAGGCGGAAGGTTATATCGACGTACCGTCGCGTGATCCTGATGCCTACGCGCTACGGCTGAAGGGGCACAGCATGGCCCCAGCGATCAAAGATGGATGGCTGGCAGTAGTTGAGCCGAACAGCCCCCTGGTTCCGTTTGAGTACGTGATGATCCGCTTGCATGACGGCGAGTCCATGGTGAAAGAGCTCCTGCGCGCGACCGAAGACGAGGTGCTTGTAGGCTCCGTTAATAGCGAGTACGGGCGGCGCACGATTCCTACCGATCAGATCGAGCAGATCCACTATGTCGGCGGCATTGCTCCGCCCAGCAAGATTAGGCTTTGAGGTGGCGCGCCATCGGCTAGTCCGCCTACTACATTGAATGCAAGCCCCGCACCTAGCGGGGCTTTTGATAAGCGATACGGATGTAAGTCATCACCTACAGCTGGCGTCATGATCAAGCCGTATCCGGCTCCCGTCATTTCGATCATAGTTCGCTCGCAATAGCGCAGGACGCGCCCCGGGCCTGGAAGGCCGATGGACCACCGCTTGGACCGCGGAGCTTGGAGCAATGGAACAACAGCATAATTTCAGCCCCGCCTCGTGCGGGGCTTTTTGCATCAACGCTACTCCTGCCCCGGCACGACTCGCTGATTGCTGATCGACCTGCAGCCCGCCATCAAACGCATTATTCAGGCTTAGCCATACGACCAAGGCGACTTGTTCTGTCGTGCATCCTTGCATACTGTATGGACATACAGCAGTAAGGAGCTTCTCATGCCTTGGACACAGGCTCGCGCCATCACCCACCAGAGACATATTTCCAGCTACAACCGCCTGCTCCGGCGCGTGAATCATCTGATCACGACGCCCCGCGCCAGGGTTGAACGCCAAGCGAACCTAGCCCCGCATCCTGACGACCGGCCCGAAGATTGGGAGCGCCTCTTGGATGAGATTCAGCAAATCGAAGGCGTCTCGATGACGCTTCGGTCGGACGGCAGCGTCCATGTCCGATGGTTATCAGTCGAAAGTTACTGAGCCAGCCCAGGCGTCTTTGAATTCGCAATCGAATAAAGTAATGCGTTGACGTATTGACGAGAATAATACGCTGACGTATTGTTTGCCGCGTACCCACTCACCAAGGGAACGCGACAATGGACACAGCACGTCACAACACCACCCGCTGCCCGGTGTTCCTGCACCCTGCAGCTGCAACAAACCCCCGCACCGTCGCAAGCATTCAGCAGGCCACCGGCCAGCAGATCGTGCTCGCCGGCGGCCGCCCCCAGCTCAAGCGCAACACCCTGCCCGCCTTCGAGGACTTCGGCCCGTTTGATGGAGGTGCGGCATGAACCATCTCCTCATCGGCCTGCACGGCCTCGCTCGCACCGGCAAGGACACGGCTGCCGCCTACCTGACAGCTCAGTTCGCGCTGTACAGCTACGCCTTCGCCGACCCACTCAAGGCCGCCATCGCCCAGCTTTTCAGCCTCACCCATGACCACATGGAAGGCACGCTGAAAGAGGCCCTACTGCCGGGGGTCGGCAAGTCGCCTCGGCAACTGATGCAGCTGCTCGGCACCGAATGGGGCCGCCAGCAGGTACACCCTGAGCTCTGGCTGCTGCTGGCCCAGCAGAACATTGGCTACCAGCTGGAAGTCGACCAGAGCCACTACAACGGCGTGGTGATCCGCGACGTGCGCTTCGAGAACGAGGCCGAGTGGATTCGCCGCCAGGGCGGGCATGTGGTGCACATCCTGCGCCCGGATGCACAAGCCGTAGCACTGCATTCCAGCGAAAGCGGCATTGCCATCCACGATAACGACTCCGTCGTGCACAACGAAGGCACCCTGGACGATCTCTATCGCCAGCTCGACCGCATCATGTGCGCCGCCGCATCCGCGCACCGCCATCGGTCGGTAGCCTGAGGCCCGCCGCCATGAACCGCGACCTGACCCAAGCCGCCGCCGTGCTCGGCCTCGGCCCGCGCAAGCTGCGCCGGCAGCTGCGCACGCTGGGCATCCTCGACCACGAGGGCAAGCTCGCCTCGGCCTACCGCGACAAGGGCCACCTGTACGTGGACACCCGCCAGCGCTGGAACGCCTCCATCAGCAGCTGGACCAGCTACGGCGTGGTCATGAGCACCGAGCGCGGCATCGAGTGGCTGGCCAAGCAGCTGGGCATCACCATCACCCGGAAGGACGTCGCATGAACACCTGCATTGATGACGCCATCGGCGCGCTCAAACTCGTGCCCCTGCACTTCAGCCACCCCAGCATGATCAGCCGCGCCACCGTCATCGGCGCTGCCTGCGAGGCCCTGGCCCGGCTGGAGGCCATGCCCGCGCGCAGCAACGAACTGCTGGAGGCCTACCGCAAGGTGCGCCAGGTACTGCGCGACGGTGATACCGCCTACGTCACCCCCACCACCTGCCCCGAGCGCCCGTTCGGCGCCGTCGTGGTGGATGCCACCGGCCGGCTTGCCGCCTCCGCCACTGGCAAAACCATCGAAGGCCTCGCCGAACTGATCCGCCTGCGCCTCCCGGAGGAGGCTATCCCGGCACACACCGCAGAGGGGCGCGGGGAGACAGGAGGGCCGCAGGCGTGACCAGCACCTACCAACAACTCCAGCGGCGGTACGACCGGCCCTGCCTGCCGCTCGACGATGTGCGCCGCGAATACCTCCCGCACATCAGCAGCGATGAATACCTGATGGAAGCCATCCGCACCGGCACCATCCGCCTGCGCTACGTGCGCCTGGGCGGCTCCCGGCTCGGCCCGCCCGTTGTTTACCTGCGTGACCTGGCCACCTGGCTGGACGCGCACGACCCGAGCAACACCAAACCAGCCACTGACCCGGTGGCGTAACCACTGCAAAAGGACACAGCACGTCATGAGCAACCAACAGATCCCAACCATTCCCGGCACGCCATTCGCCGGCGGCTTCTTCATCGCCCGCCTCCACCTGGGCGGCCAGGAATACGCCCTGATCGACTCCGGCGCCGCTGGCGAACTCTCCGGCGAATGGGGTGAGTACGGCGAGGACACGACCGCCACCCACATCAGCGATGGCGCCAAGAACACCGCAGCCATGGCCGAAGCCGGCAGCGAGCTGGCCAAGCGCGCACTGGAGCTGAACATCGGCGGCTTCGCCGACTGGTACCTGCCCAGCCAGCACGAGATCTCCCTGCAGTTCTTCAGCCTGCGCCCCGCCCAGGGCTATCAGCCGGCAGAGGCCAACGCCTTCGCCCGCGAATGGTACTGGAGCAGCACGCAGTACAGCCCGCACTACGCGTGGATCCAGGCCTTCGGCGGTGGCTTCCAGTTCAGCGTCCACAAGGACGACGAGTACCGCGCGCGCGCCGCCCGCAGAGAGCTCATCACTTCATCCCTTTAACACTTTGGCCTGCGCGCGCAGCGCGCTCGCCGCAATTTTTGCCGCTTCGGCGGCACAACGGCCGGCCTCACCAGCCGGCTGCACAACCACAGGGGACACAGCACATGAACTTCACCATCTACCAGGTACTGGCTTTCATCGGCGCCATCGCCGGGATGGCCATCGTCTTCGGGCTGGGCTACGTCGAAGGTCGCCGCGCTCACCGAGTTGAGCTGTCGCGCGTCTGCCGCGCCCGAACCGAAGAGATCGAGCAGTGGCGCCACCGAGCACAACGCGCCGAGCATGAGCAAAACATCAGCCGCCTCAACGCCGTCCAGGCTATTGAGCTCGTCACCGAAGAACGCGATCGCGCCACCGATGACGCCGCCGCCCTTCGCCTGCAGCTCATCACCGCCAACGAGCGCATCTTTGCCTTACAGGCCCTCAGCCTCAACGCCGAAGCCGCCGAAGACCTGGCAGCCATGGCCAACAAACTCAGCCTGGCTGCGACCCAGTTCGGCCTGATGGGCGCAACCGACCAGGCCAACAGCGCTCGAGCGCTCTCCCTCAAGGCGCGCGACCTCTCGCAGCGTTACTACGCCGCCCAGCCGGCCCCTCAACTGGAGGCCGTAGCATGATCAACGCCACCCACTTCATCGTCGATCTGGAAACCATGGGCAACGGCCCGCGCGCCGCCATCGCCAGCATCGGCGTGGCCGTTGTCCGCGAAGGCCTACTGACTGACAGCACCTACATCCCCGTCAGCCTCGTAAGCAGCGTGCAGCACGGCGGCGAACTGGATGCCAGCACCGTCCTCTGGTGGCTGGGCCAGGGCGAAGAGGCACGTGCCGCCGTGCGCGCCGGCGCAACCCCGCTGCGCGACGCCCTGAGCTACCTCACAGACTTCGTCCGCAGCCACTCGCCCATGCCGAATGCCACTTACATCTGGGGCAACGGCTCGAGCTTCGACTGCGTCATCCTCCGCTCGGCCTACCAGGCGGCAGGGCTCGAAGCGCCCTGGCCATTCTGGAACGACCGCGACCTGCGCACCCTGCTGCACCTCTACCCAGCGGCAAAGGCGCTGCCCTTCGAAGGCATCAAGCACCACGCCCTGGATGATGCAAGGCACGAGGCCAAGCAGCTGGTAGCAGCACTGGAGCTGCACGCAGACCATTTGCGCGACGCCACGAAAATGGTCACGCCAGTCGGCTACATCCTCGCCCCAACAGAACCCACCCCGGCCATGGTCGCAGCCGCCGAAGAAGCGCACATGCCATTCGGCGACATGCACATCGCCCTCCAATGCGCGCTGCATGCCGCCCTGCCGCAGGAGCAAACAGCATGACTTGGATTCTCACCCGCACCGGCCGCCGCTTCGACCTGCTCATGCCTAAGGCCAGCCAGGTCAGCACACTCGACATTGCCCATGCGCAGGCCAACATCTGCCGTTTCAACGGTCACACCAGCCGCCCCTATTCGGTAGCGCAGCACAGCCTGCTGGTCGCCAGCATCGTACCGGCCGAGCACCAACTCGCCGCCCTGCTGCACGACGCCACCGAAGCCTACGTCGGCGACATGGTGCGCCCGCTCAAGGCCCTACTGCCGGACTACAGCGCAATCGAGAACGGCATCTGGCTGGCCATCTGCGAGCGCTTCAACCTCGAGCCAGAGCTACCCGCCTGCATCCACGAAGCAGACATGGTCGCCCTCGCCACCGAACGCCGCGACCTCATGCCCGAGCACGGCGAACGCTGGCCGTGCCTTGAGGGCGTCACGCCAGTGCCGTATCGGCTGCCCGAATGGACCAGCACCCACGCCTGCATCCAGTACCACAGCAGGCTGCTGGAGCTGCTGCAAACCACCCACCGCACCCGCGCCCTCAGCACCTGGGAACGCGTCGATGAACACCACGCAGGCGGCGACGCGCCGCTGTGCATGTAACGGCCCGAGGATCAGCATATGAACGCAATCAACCGCACCAACCTGCCCACCATCACCGCCCCGTTCGAAGGTGGCTTCTTCGCCGGATTGTTCGCCCTCAACGGCGAGACCTACGGGCTGATCGTCTCGCCCCGCGCCGAGGGCGAGTTGGAAGAATCCCGCTGGGGTGAATACGGCCAAGACCTTGCCACCGCCCGCAGCTACAACGACGGCATGGCCAACACCCAAGCCATGGCCGAAGCTGGCTCCGATCTCGGCCGCTGGATGCTCGCACTGGACATCGCAGGCTTCACCGACTGGTACCTGCCCAGCCGTGATGAGCTGGAACTGCTCTACCGCAACCTGAAACCGACCGAGCAGCGCAACTACTGCTCCTTCCGCGATGGGGACAACCCGAGCAGCCTGCCTGCCGGCTACCCCTACACCGAGGAGACCCCCGCCCGCACCACCTGCACCGCGTTTGCAGACGACGGTGATCAGGCCATGGCACCGCGCTGGTATTGGAGCAGCACGCAGTACAGCCCGAGCAACGCGTGGATCCAGGTCTTCGTCGATGGCTACCAGGACGGCGGCCACAAGGACGACGAGTACCGCGCGCGCGCCGTCCGCAGATTCAAGGTCACCCCTTGACCACTTCAACTCTTTCCGCCCGCGCGCGCAGCGCGCGGTTGACGCCAATTTTCAAGGACACTGACATGCAGAACATCATCGTTGAAGTGGGCCAAA